CGTCATTTACGTCGATAACCGGTGTTCCTGGTTGCGGCAAAACTAAATATCTCAAGAAACACAACAATCGCGACACTATACTGATCACTCCGACTAACAAACTCATGATTACTGCCAAAGACGACTTCAATAAAGTTCGAGTATACACACCTCACACCGCTTTCACCGCCAAGAAGTGTAAAACTCTCGTCATCGACGAGATTGTTTGTTACCCTATTGGTTACATTTCATTTATAAGTCGTCATCTCGAACCTAAGCGTATTGTTGTTGCCGGTGACGTTTTTCAGATAGCATACTGCGATTTCGATGCTCCCACCTTTCATAACAATCGTGTCTTTTCTGATTTTTTCGACAATGTCAACTTCAATTCGCGGCGTTGTCCTCAAGACGTAACTGCTATACTTGCTCAAGGTAAATATCCAATGATGACTTCATCATCACCCGTCAACTGTTCTATCTCGCTCATATCTGCCGGTCTCGACGTCGCACAACGTGTATCTGAAACTTTTTCTGCACCAATCATCACTTACAATCAACAAACGGCTGCACTCACTATTGATCCTAACACTGTTCACCAGTATCAAGGCCAAACAGTTCGCAACGTTATATTATACATAGATACACACGCCATTGACACCAACATGCTTCGATCCGTTTGTCACACTCATGTTGCACTAACCCGACACACCGACAATCTTTTAGTCATCGGCGAAACCAATGCTTTTGCTCGGTCTCTTTTCATCCACGGTTCTAACAATGCTACAAATTTGGAAGCCCACGACCACACACCAACTGATTCGCATAAGCATCGTGAAGTTGCACCTGTCAATTCCCTTCATTGAGTATTATGCCCTGTTCGACCTGTCATCGAGAAACCACAGTACGATGACATCAGCGCCTTTACTGCCACAGAGATATTAGACCGCTTAATGCAATCTAACTTTGCTGTCGTTGATGAATTTGCTTGTGTGCAATCTATTGCATTCAACAATAAAGGCGGTGGGCGCGCCGTACTGCGTTGGGCAAAAATGATGGAACGCATTGCAAAAACACGTGTTACAGGGCGCACGTTGGGCATGCATTCGCTAACAAGACGTTATTTTAATCATCAAGGCATATCCGCTAAAACGCTTTTCGGACGTTATTCTAAAGTCACTGTTGGTTCTAACCAACCGAGAGAAGACGCTGTCGAGCTACTTGACGCTTTTTCATCTAAATTTTGTCGCGACTTCACTAACCATGCATCACGTCTTCAACCGATCACTGATCCCGTCATAGACGCCGTATTGTCTCGATCTTCACCACGCACTCGGGGCATGGTTTCTTACATGCAACATTCTTGTTCCGACGATGACTACACTTATCATTTGGCTGAATATGCTAAAGCGTTACAACAAAAACATATACCACGTGAGCAGCAAGACCATTTACTTGATCGTTTTTCGTTCATTGTTAAATACTTCTCTAAAAGACAATGTAAACCAGACATCCGACATTCATTCGATGTCCGTGACAAGGATGGTCAAGGCGTTTCTGCCTGGTCAAAAGAGCTCAACTTTTTATTTTCGTCATACGCACGT